GTTTTTTTTCTCAGAAGTACGAATCTGCGATGGTTGTTATGCCCTATCCTACGATAATCGTTTTTGCTAACGAGGAACCGTGTTACGGGAAAATGTCACAGGACCGCTGGCGCGTCCAACAAATAGGGGGGGGGGTTCAAAAAACACGTGTCCTGTCGTCGGGGTCGCGCTCCGCGCGCTCCCCCTCCTCACATGTCTTTGAAAATCATATCTCCCAGGAGCTCGAAGTTTCCGAGGCTCTGGCCCATCGGGGTTGTGTAGTTGCCCTGTGCGACCACCATCATGCCAATGTTATCCTTGACTGGAAGTTCCGCGCCGTCGCCGCTGCCTTCCTGATACTTGATGCGCCGTCCCATCTTACCGAAGTGGTGATGGTAGGAACGGATAATGGCTGGCCCTTCGCCCCAGTTCTCGATGTTCTCGTCCTGCGTCAGGGCCCCTGGTGTAGGCTGGCTAGAAAATGTGTAGGTCACGTCCTTCAAGAAGGTGATGCCCTTAGTGTTCCACTTATTCTGCGTTAAGATAATGTTTGGCCAACCTTCGCCGACGCCGGTCCCGACCGGCTGATTCAGAATGTCTGCTTGCGTGACTTCCAGACCGGGGGTCTGGGGGTACTGGAACAAGATCACGCGGATGTTGATAGAGGGAGAGATTCCAGCGGAACTGAAAATGAACTTATGCAAAAGGGACAGGAGCCGGATCTGTAGACCCTCCCTGACCAATCCGGGCTTGCCTGCGGGGAGTCCGCCACCGGCGGGCTGGGCTCTGGACTGGTCTCCGACCGCGCAGTTGAGTAGCCCGTTCTCTGCCTTATCACCGAAGAGAAAGAAAGGCGTATTGTGGGGAAGCGAGTTCGCCACCGTCTTGGGATACAGGTAAGCGCGATGCTTAGTCTCCGAAGCGTTCTTGACCACGGTCTTGGCGATGCTCCGGACCTGTTTCTGCTCGGGGCGACTGAGGGCGCGCTTCTTCTTGTTGCTTGCCTTGGTCTTGGCCTTTCGGCTCCCGAGCCCTCCCGAGCGGGGTCGGTAGGTTCTTCCCATATTGTCGTGACTAAAGTCACTCCGTTGTATTCCACAAAAAATATTTTGGTTTATAACAGTTGCCCATATTTGACACGTGCGCAGGTAGAAAATATGGTATAAGCACTTCCAAATTTTTTGTGGTACAATTGGTACAGTTGTTGAGGTAATACTAATTCAACAACTGATGCCAAAAGCTAAAAAAGATACCCCTAAAACTAAGAGAGGCACACCGGCGGCACGGTGGTGCTGGGTATGGAACAATTATCCGGATGACTGGAGTGACGTCATCTCGGCTGAGGTTGAGAGGGCTAAAGTAAAGTACCCCAAGATCTGTTGGATCGGTGGGCTTGAGGTTGCTCCTACCACCGGGACATGTCATGTTCAAGGATACTTGGAATTCGCACCTGCCGGAAGCAAGCTACGCGTGCGTCCTACGGAGGCATTGTCTCTGCCCAAAGAGATTCATTGGGGCGATGAAAACTCGAAGCCTTGCCGGGGGTCTCGCGCACAAAATGTGACGTACTGCACGAAGACAGCTACAGAGGTAAAGGGGACACTCCCTTACGACTCTGCACTAATCCTGCCTACCATCTACGGATGGCAGCTCGATGCTCTCAAGATCGCGACAGCTCCGCCTGATCAGCGCACCATCCATTGGTTCTGGGAGGCAGAAGGGAAAATGGGGAAGAGCACTTTCGTGAGGTATCTGTGTATTCTATCCAAGAGTGACGAAAACCTACGGCCATTGGTTGTAGGTGGGAAAGCAGCTGACATGAAGCACGGGATCGTCTCCATGAAAGAGAAAACCGGGCTCTATCCTACTCTAATCCTGCTGGATGTTCCTAGGACTTCGATGGACTACCTTTCCTATACGGGGATTGAAGAAGTGAAAAACGGTTGTTTTTTTTCTCAGAAGTACGAATCTGCGATGGTTGTTATGCCCTATCCTACGATAATCGTTTTTGCTAACGAGGAACCGTGTTACGGGAAAATGTCACAGGACCGCTGGCGCGTCCAACA